CCATGGGGTCAAGGAATCACAAACGTGCTTTGCATGTGCGCGGCCTCGATGTAGTCGCGCAGGGCGGCCGTCTGCTCGCCGTCCAGGCTGACCAGCCGCAGGATGTTCGCCATGCAGTCTTGAAGCGCGGGGATGTTTGGGTTGCCTGCCTTGGCGTCGCCCATCGTTGCAATAAACTCAACGCAGGCCATTGTCAGCGGCAAAGACTCCCTGGCCTTGGCCCTAATCGCCTGGTAGACGCCGCTGGTCAGGAGGCTGTCGTAGAGCAGCTGATAATTTGGCGGCGGTGCCGGGGGCTCGGGAGTTGCGGCGGGCTCTGGTGTGTTTCCATCAGCCACCCATTGGAGATAGGCGGCGTAGTCGCTGTTGCGCTCGTCGCTGGGGATGATGGCGGAATCAGCCAGGCGGAAAATTGAACTGGTTTCAGTAAGTTGGTAGGCCATTAGAGTTCAGCGGAGACGGATCCAAGAGAAAATGTTGCATGAAAAATACCTGCACCAGCGGAAGAGAGGCTGGCGTACAAGCCATGCGTAAATAATTGGGTGGTGCCCGCTGTAGCATTAAGGCCGTTGCCCCATCCAGAGTCACCGCTCAGGGTTGGAACTGCTCTCATGGTGACAGGGAAGAAGAATGGAGCCGCAATGTTCTGCTGACCACTAGACGCATATTGCTGGTAAAAAAAAGTGGAATTGGGCCGGTAGTAATACCTTTGGCACGCCGAAAGTTCATCGCCTTCCGATCTGAGTTCGAACTGCGTTGCAGCGCTGCCCCGCTCCAGCTGGGGCAGCGAGAACGTCCCGCCACTGAATCGAACGGCGGTGTTAGCTCCACCAGTCAGCGTGACCTGACTGCCCTTGGTGACGGCAACGCCTGCGACGGTGGCGGCAGCGGTGCCGGTCCAGTTCAGGGTATAGGTCCCGCTGACCAGGCCGCTGCCTTCAATTACCTGCTCAATCCCGCTGGCCGGCGCGGTGACCGTGCGGACGTTGTTGCTATCGGACCATGGAACCGATTGCCCCAATGTGACAACTCGCCAGCGGTCCAGGGTGTACTGGTTGGCCGCCGTGGTGGCCGTGCCGGAAACGTAGCCCCGCTGATTGATGATCGGGTTGGCGTTGATCAGAACGTTCCGCGTGCCGCTGCTCGCTGGCGACAGGCCGCCCAGGCTGCCCACGCCAAGCTCGCCAAGGGCGATCCAGGCATTGTTGGCCGCGTTGCGCTGCCGGAGAGTGGGCGGCGTCGAGCCGGTGTCTGCCCACAGCTGATAGGCGTATGTCGTGCTCGGTGCCGCTGCCCCGCTGTTGTTGCTGACGATTGCGGCCAGCGCATTGTTCAGATCAGCGAGGAACGACGCTCCCGAGGCATCTGCAATGAGGTAATCATGCTGCGGCATTAGGTGACCTCCCGGCCAAATCCAATCGCAGTATAGTTAAACTGCCGAGCGACAGCTGTGCCGCTGCTGCTGCTGAACGTAACGCTAAAACCTGAGCGGGTGATGCTTGCCGGATCAATGACCCAATAATCTCCAGCGCTCATGTTGTAGGCCGTGACACCGATGTTCGGCGCGTCGTAGAAGCGCTCCGCGAATGTGACCGCATAGGTGCTGGCGGTAGCTGAGATGGTGCCGGATTGCTCGATGCGCTGCTGCAGCTCCAGCGTCGCGCCGAGTTCTTGGATGATGATGTTCTGCGCCGGGTCGTAGCTGTTAGCGATGGCCTTGAATTGAAAGGCACGACCGCGCACGATCCCATTAGCCAGCTCGTTCCAGTCCGACCACTGAGGGGCCACATCAGGATCTGTTGGCGTTGAACGGACCAGGAGTGCGGCATCAACGTCACCAGCGTCAGCCCCTGTGATTGAAGGCCAGCTGCTGATCAAGCCTGGTCTAACGGTGATTAGATTAAGCTGATTAAAGGTGAAGCTGACAAACCGCCGCTGTATGTTCACGTCAAACACGCCGCCCATGTCGTAGGTGGATCCGAACTCGTATTCGCCCTTTGAGACCACCGGCTGCGTTAGCGAAGTGTCTGCACCGGCGATCGACGTTAGCGCTGCGATGCTGGCGTGCGAACTGATAAGAACGCCACTGCCTAAGACAAGCGCATCGAAATAAGCGCTATAAAACATATCAATCGCATTGCCATTGAACGGCGGGCTTTCCTGATCCTCTGAGTATTCCTTGACCAGCAGGCGCGGTTGCGGCCGCGGTAGGTCGGTGACCACATAGGCCACTTCGGGGGACTGGCGCCCACCATCATCCTCAAACCTCAACAAGTAGCTGCCCTCCAGCAACGGCACCTGTTTTTGCACCTCGTTGCCGGCGGCTGCCTGGACGATGCTGATCGAGTCACCCCATGCCGGGGTGTCCAGCCGCTGGCTGTGGCGGATCAGAACGCGACCGCCAATGCGCACGTCAAGGTCGGGAGCCCGATCCCAGCTCAGGATGGCGCTGGCCCCGTCAATCGGCATCAGTGACGCGCCGCTCACCTTGGCCGGCGGCGCCGTCTTCCCCGCGCAGCTGAACCACAACCTGGCCGGCTTACTGAAAACAATCCCCGTCCTTACCGAGGCCACCAGGATTTCGTAGGTTCCCACCTGGGTGTCGAGGATCTCAATGGATGGAGCGCCGACATTGCGCTGCTCCCAGTTCCCTGGACTTTGGCGATAGCTGACCCGGTAGGTGCTGACCCCTGGCACCATGTTCCAGCTGAGTTGCAGCTTGGCCGCGACCCGGCCGCCGGCCTCGTACAGCACCTCTTCGCCGGTGAGGTTCTGCGGCGAGTCTGGGACAATATCGAGGTCGGTGATGTCGCGCTTGGTCAGCTTCAAGTCTTGTTCGACGAAGCCGTACTTGCTGGGGTTGTGAGCCAGGGCCGTGATTGGGTATCGCACCCCGTCAGACTCTCCAACGCTCAGCACGCGCCAAAGCGCGGCCAAAATGTTGGAGCTCTCCCAAATCCAGATCGAGTTGGCCTGCGGTGCCGAGCTGAACGCGGGCGACACCGCCACCACGTTGCCCGTGATTGACACAACCGGTCGGGTCTCCACCGTGGCATTGGTCAGGATCACGCTGAGCGTGGGGCTATTGGCCATGGCGAGCCCCGCGGCATCGTCCACGGTGATTGCGGTGGTGGTGGCTGCTGCAATGGCGCCGCCACGGCGAGATCCCGCCCGGAGGGGGTCGGCGTTCTGGATGATCTGCCCAGGCCGCACGACGGCTCCGGCTGCGAGGTTCGAGGTGAACGCGACCACCTCGCCTTCGTTAGCCTCGCTATAAAGCAGCCATTTTCCGAGGCGCCGGGCTTGGCCTTGGCTGGTGCAAGCAAACGCCTCGACCTCGACCTTTACCACCCCATAACGGGCGATGCCGGCGGCATCCTCGACTACCTCGAAATTTTCGCTTCTGAGGTCCAGATCCTGATACCTGACCACGGCCACGGTTGGTCGGGTCTTCAGGCTGCTGCCGCTGTAGTTGAAGCCTTCGGGGCCGACATTGGCCAGGGTGAACGAAAACGACGGATCGGCCGGGCGGTCCTGGGAGATCGTGAGCGCACCAGCGGCCCAATAGGGCATACAACGCATCACAGAACACAGATCGCCGATCACCCGATAGGCATCATCAGCGGTTTGAATGTTGGCATTGCAGCTAAAGCGAGGCTCCCAGCCGCCAAATCCATCAGGCACCAGCGCCGAGGCGTACTGGCTGGCGGAATAGAACGCCCACCGATCGAGCTTATTGGCGTCGAGGTGATCGCCAAAGCCGAACCGGCGGGAGGTGAGCAATGCCCACAAGCACCAGGCGGGGTCGCTCGTCCACTGCGCGGCGCCGAGTGTTCCATCCCAAACGCTGGAATAGATCAATCGCCCGGTGGCGTTGTCAACCGTGGCATTGCTGGGGATCTGCACTTTCAGCCCCCGTATCCGGCAGCTCCGGGAAGGGATCGCCCCGTTAAACTGGTCGGCTTCGATTCTGTATCCTATTACTGCAGTATTAGGGTAAGCCAGCTTGGCGTAAGTGATCGCCGAAAAACTGCCGGAGCTAAACGCATTGTTTACTTTTGAGCTTGTGCTGTCAGGTGTAACCCGATTTACCCGAATATCAACCGGGAACGGGCCTGACAAGTTGATTAGATACTGCCGCTGGTATTGCTGCGAGGTTCGGCCCGTGATAGTGTCTTCAAGCGCGAGGAAGTAGCCGCCGCCGTTGTACTGAACATAAATTTGCAAGTGAACGCTGGAGCCCAGTACGTCGCCTTTATCGTTAAACTCCTGCAATGTCGGCAGGGTCACGATCACCCGAGCGGCATCGACCGGCTCGGTGATCGTGCGAGTGACCGGCGCTAAAGCCGTAACCACTACGCCGACGCCGGTCTCGCTGGCTATTTCGTCGTATCCAGGGATATAGTCCTGAAACTGAGTGCCATTGCGTATTTCTACGCTGACGTCCCGAAAGTTCAGGCTTCCATCAGGGTTCTGAATTGGCGTGCCGTCTAGGTAGATCGACTGCAAGCCATTTACTAGGCCTTGGATTTCCCCTTCGCCGATTGCGTCGAGAATCTTAATGTAGCTAGTCGAGAACAGACTGTTAGTTGCTTCAGTCGGAACGTACTGCTCCGGCTGCGCCGCGACGACATATTGCTGCTGGACTGGCTGGCTTTGCTGGCGCCGACTCCTCTGGCCGCCGGAGCCACTAATCAGCGGCCCGCCAGATATGCGCCCGCCGCTACTCATGCCCACACCTGATCAACATCGATCGCGGCCGAAACCACTACCGAGCCGACGATCACCTCGCCAAAAATTATCGGCAGCGGCA